ACACAGGACACGTCCGTGATGGAGCAGTCCGTCTCCTCCTCGTAGATCTGCTTGGCAATTGGCTCGAAGCGCGTGCCCCAGATCAGCGGTGCGCACGGAGGCCCCGTGGTCGGTGCAGGGGGTTCCAACTTGCGGATCATGACACCGCGCCGCGTCTCGCCTCCCGTAAAGATGACACCCAGCTCAGACGCTGTAATCATCTGGCCACGCTTGCTGTGCCACGCGGCTGTTCGCTGATCATTCTGACCGTAGATCCGAATGACCCGCTTGACGTTGCGGTCCCGTGTCCACCTGCGTCCAAGCTCGCCCTTCATTAACTCGTGAACGCGAGCCAGAACATGACGACGAAGCACACGATGAGACAGAGGCACCAAACCTGCGCAGAAGTGTACGAACTGGCGGATCCGCGTTTGAAGGTGAGTAAAGGGTCCATCCCACAGCCACTGCGTGAGAGCATCATCCATTACAGCTGTCCATGCGTTGAACTCCTAAACTCATTTTCACTGGTGAAACACAGATTAGGTATGACGGATACCGTGATTCAAAGCAAGGAGCAGTGGGTGCTGCACCGACTCGAGACCTTCTACGCCAATCCCACCACCTTTGCGCGCGTTCAGTCCATTCTGCAGGGCGAGTCCAAACTGAGTCTGCGGTTGATTGACTGGTTCGTGACCAATTACTCCAAGAAGCAGAATGTGTCGTTCCTGACTCGGGACAACAAGCACGTGATCGTGTACCTGGTCTACAAGGCCCACCTCAAGGCGTACAACAAGAAGATGTTCGATCCCTTCTGCAGGTGGAAGCGAATCCAGTTTCGGGGGCTCGACACCACGGTGGGGCAGCTCAACTTCTTCGAGTGGGCCGTGCAGGACGAGGTGCTCGATTACCTGGAGACCCACTACGATGAGATCCACGCAGACATGGAGGCCTGTTCGCAGGTGGTGACCAATACTGAGGAGGGACGTCGCAAGCGCCATGAACTCAGCCGCTCTGCCACCAAGTCCGTGCGCCGTCACGATGTCCGCGTTGTGGTCTCGTTTGATTAAGTGCCGCGGGCTAACAATGTTGTCTGCCATCGACCGCAAGGTGGTGTACCCCGTCTCCACGGACATTACGGAGCACGATATTGATGTGGTGTCCGACTTGTGGACCATGGATGGGCGCGAAGTCTACCGTGGCCGTCGGGACCCTGCGTACACACATGCCAATGTCTACTGGCTCTACGACGAGGACCTGGACCGCGTGGGTCTGGCCGAGCACGATTTGGTGGATCATGCAGATGTGCACCTGCGCTGGTACTACGAGAGTCCCTTTGCCACGCTCCTACAGGAAAAAGGGTGGGAGGTCGGTAACAGTCTATGGTCTGTGCTTCCCGAGTCCGTGTACGAGCGCTTCATGTCCGAGGGATGGACCACGCCCCGTGCAATCCTCGAGCAGTGCACGAAGGGGTCGGTCCGAGTGTTCAGTCCCGACATGGTCTTGAGCCCTCCAAAGGTGTATACATGTGAAAAGTGTGCATGGGCTTCTCTTGAGCCACTCCATGCTGGTTGTGTTGGGACTCAGTTAGACTTGCCTAACCTGTCCAAGGTGTTTTTTGTGGATGATTCCTTGACTCTTCACACACCTCCGTCTGGTTCGAAGGTCTTTACATTGCTGCAGCCACCGCAGCACGCTTCCGACCGACAGCCTTCGCTGGAGTTGGCGCAGGAGCTGGTGCAGGCGTAGCGCTACGGACAGGAGCCTCCTCCTCCTCCTCCTCGGCCTCAACCGTAGGCACGACCACTGACGTCTCAGCCTCGTCGTCCGCATCCTCACGAGCCGACTCCTCAGGCTCCTTGATGTCTGCGAAGGCTGCCTTGGCTGACACGCGAGTCGGCGGGAAGATCTTGGCCAGCACGACACGCCACGTCACACCGAAGCCAGTGCCCGTGACATAGATGCTCGGCGCAATCACCATGCGACCCTCCATACGCTTGGCAAACACTGACTCGATATTGTCCAGCGTCACAGCAATCGACTCGCCGTTCGGATCCATCGCATCCAGGCTGACTGCACCATCCCAGACTGAGATCTTCATGCGAAGGCTGGGCGGGTACTTACCACTCGGAACCCACTCGCCATTCACCTTCTCCACGCTAGGATTCAGGATCGGCTTCATCGTCTCGCGGAGCACTGCCTCCGACTTGGACTTGCCAAACCACTTACCGCTGTTCGTAATCGCATGCTGGATGATCTTCTCCTGAAGGTCCAGCATGAAGTTATACAGCTGACCAATCTCGCCAAGGTCACCAGCGGCACGCTGCTTCACGAAGGTGTCGCAGCCCTTCAGCGAAGCCAGCAGACTGTAGCTGCTCTTGCCCTGATCGTCCGTGCGAACGACAACTCCAGCGGGGTAGAAGATGCGGGGAATACGGACCTGGAAGTTCTGGCCATTGTAGCGAATCGGAACGGTCTTGCCCCCTGCCTTATTGGCACGGATCTCGCCGATGGTGACGCGGTTGATGTCCAGAGTCTCAGAAGGAACGATGGCGGAAGCAGACATATTGATTGTGTTGTAAGACTGGTTGGTCAGTCAACGGCACTTTCCGTTTTTACCGCACAAAACCAACTTTCAAGAAACTCTACCCGTCAAGTAATGCCGACTTGTGCGTCAGTGAAGAACGCCAAGTCAACCGATCGCTGCCCACATCGGGCCTTGCTGGGGCATACAGTGTGTGGTCGGCACCGTGGTGTCCGTACGCTTCGGTTATGGGTCGATGCGAACAAGAAATCTGTACCTTCGATTGTCCGTATCCAATCGCTGTTCCGTGGCTGGAAGGTCCGTCGTTACCTGGCGCTCTGTGGCCCAGGTGTCCTGCGCAGAGCAGTGTGTGTCAATGACGATGATGTGTGTACAACGGTGGAGAAGACCCGCCAGTACCCATTGGACTACTTTGGGTTGGAGGAGGCAGGGAAGGTCTGGTGGTTTGACTTTTGCACGATCTGGGATTGGAGCGCACGATCGATGGCACCACTGAATCCGTATACGAACGTGCCGTTGGGATCCGCCGACCTGCATCGTCTCAAGAAGGTATGGATCCATCGCCGCCGTTATGGGTACACGATCCCGACAGAGGCAGGGGTCTTGACTGCAGATCGGATTGCGCGTCGTTGGACTCTCTTGTGTCAAGTCTTCCGTTTCTACGGGTTTGAAGACGTTCATCCCAACATGTTTGGGGAGATCTCCAAGGATAACCTTGCCGTCATGTTCAGACTTGTCTACCGAGACATTTCGGAGATGCCGCGCCCCTCCCACAAGGCCATGTGCTTGTGCAGGCGTGGAATGATCAATGCCAGCAATCTCTCTCCAGGGAGTTACGTCATGACCAGCCTCAATGCATTGATGTTCATGCTGATGGAGTCCAATGCCTACGACTTTGTGTTCCTTACCCTTTCTGCATTGTATCGCTGCTAAAAATGGGTTTAGGAGTCGCAGGCCAACGGACACTTGCCGCCATGAACATCTTCTTCCTCTCCCTCGACCCCGCCGAAGCGGCTCGCCTTCACTGCGACAAGCACGTCGTGAAGATGATTCTCGAGACATGTCAACTGCTCTATTGTGCCCACTGGGTCGCTGGAACACCCATGCCCAAGACTGCCTACAAGAAGACCCATCCAAACCACCCTGTCGCAAAGTGGACCCGCGAGTCCCAGTCCAATTACCGCTGGTTGTGTCGTCTCGGCTTGGAGTTGTGCGAGGAGAACACCTACCGCTACGGCAAGCACCACAAGTGTGAGGAGCATCTCGTGTGGCTCTGCATGATGATCCCGCAAGGTCTGCCTGAGGCCTGGACACCTCCCAAGCCAGCCATGCCAGACGAATACAAGCACTCGGACCCCGTGGTCGCCTACAGAACTTACTACGTCTGTACCAAACAGCGCATGTTACAGTACACAAAGCGACCCTCCCCCGATTTCCTGACGCAAGCGATTTACATGACCGCCGTAGGGTAAGAGTATACCAACGCGTTCAAAATGTCTGCCTCTTCCTCTGTCGTTAAGGCAAACAAGATGCCTGCCAAGAAGTCCGATGCCAAGCCCGTCGCCGTCGTCGCTGCTACCCCCGCCCCTGTCGCCGCGGCGGCCCCCAAGGCCCCGAAGGAGGCCAAGGCCCCGAAGGAGCCGAAGGCCAAGGCTGTGAAGGTCGAGAAGGCCCCTGCCTCGTCCGCCTCCGTCACGCTCCCGACGGTTGAGGCCCCGTCTGCCCCCGCGGTCGCTGAGCCGACGGAGAGCTCGGAGGTCCAGCTCGCCGCCCTCGGTGAGAAGCTCAAGGCCCTCGGCGCTGAGCTGCAGACCCGTCTCCGCGACGCCGTGAAGGGTGTCCAGGATGCGATCAAGACGGCCAAGCGCGAGGCCCGCGATGGCAAGAAGAAGAAGCGCAAGGACCCGAAGGACATGACGCCCGAGGAGCTGAAGGTCTACGAGGCCCGCCGCGCGAACAATGCTTTTCTTGTGCAGCGCCCGCTGACGGATGAGCTCGCCGCGTTCATGGGCCTCAAGTCGGGCGAGAAGCGCTCGCAGACGGAGGTGACCAAGTTCATCTCGGGCTACGTCAAGCAGCACAACTGCTTTGACCCGAACTTCAAGCGCCGCATCCTCCCGAACGCCGCGCTCGGCAAGCTCCTGCGCGTCTCGGACAAGGACGAGGTG